TCCGAGGAAGTTGGAGTTATTGAAGTAGCAGTGGGAAGATTATAATCCAAAACTTGGTAAATATAAGATATAGGGCAGAAGAATGGCAATCCAAACAATTAATGTCGGAAATATAGTAAATGACGGTCTAGGAGACGATCTCCGCACGGCATTTCAGAAAGTTAATAATAATTTTAATTATCTCTCTGCTGAACTAACAGTAACTGGACAAAATATTGGTTCTAGTGGCGTTGGCATTTTTAAACAAAAAATTGACGAAAATCTACAATTAAAAAAGATTTCAGCAGGAGATGCTACCATAGTTATAGTAGATGACACTGCTACTAATACTGTAAAAATTACATCTCCCTTACAAAATGCTTTTACTTCTATAATTGCTGGCAACAGCGGAGCAGTGGCCGCTACTAGCCCTACAAGTTCATTATCGCTAGTTGCTGGAGATAATATTGCTATCTCCAAAACAGGACAAAATATTACAATCTCAGCAGATTTGTTATCCGGAGAACTTTTAGGTAATTTAGATCTTAATACTTTTGAAATAAATGGGATTGGCGGTATTGATATCAATGGTACTATTACAGCTAATAATTTTGTAGGTAATGTGCATGGCATTGATATTAGGCCGATTAACACTGCGGTATTTAATTATGATTTTGGAGATATTGTTCAAGGAACATACTCTAGTGTTACAGAATTTTTATTCGCATTTGGTGATTACGACTTTGGGTCAATAACCTCGCCAAATCCTATTGTTTTAGACCTAGGAACCATATAACGGAGAACTCGAATGGCATTAAAGATAAGAAAAGGTACTGATGCAGAAAGATTAACTATCACTCCTGCTGCAGGTGAATTAATTTATACCACTGATACAAAACAAATTTTTGTCGGTGACGGAACTACTGCCGGCGGTGTGTTTGTTGGTCCAGCTAGCTCAGAGGCGCTGACCTTAGGAGGAAATTTAACTCTTAACGGTCACGACATTGTTGGCACTGGTAATATCAACATTAACGGTACTGTGACCGCTACTGGAAATATTAATCTCGGCAACGACGACACTGATAACGTTGTATTCGGTGGCGAAGTAAATTCAAATATTATACCAAATACCACAGACACTTATAATCTCGGTTCTTCGACTAAAAAGTGGAACGGAGCATGGATTAATAATCTAACCGCTACTACAATTAATGCGACAGAATTAACTGGACATCTAGACGGCTCCGTTGAAGGATCAGTATATGCCGACGATAGTACGATGTTAGTTGATGGTACTGATGGAGTATTAAGGGGTACACATATTGGCAGTTTAACTGGTGACGTTACCGGTAATGTGATTGCCACAGACTCGACTGTATTGGTAAATGCCACAACTAAAGCATTTACGGGAAATTTAACCGGAAATGTTTCTGGTGACTTATCAGGTGCTGTTGAAGGTACGTTTGCTGGACAGTTGTTAAACGGTGCTGGGGAAGTATTTTTAGACACTACCAGCGGCGACGTTCCTACCCTACCTGCTAACATTGTTGGAGAGTTGAGAGGCGACGTGATTGCAGACAACTCAACATTATTAGTAAGCGGTGAAACTGGTTCTATTAATTTAAACGGAACTATAAAAGATAACGTAGTTCCATTCACTGATGCTAATATAAATTTAGGATCAAGTGTTTATAAATTTAATAATGCCTATGTTAATGGATCTTTGTTACTTGGATCAGCAAGCACACAATCAGTATCAGCATCGGGTTCAAACATCACACTAAAAGGTTCTATACAGACAAATTCATCAATTACTGCAACATTAGACGGCGACATTATTGGGTCAAGTCTTAATTCATTCGTAGTAAATGATGCGTTAGGAATTAGAGCAGGTGCTACATTTAAGTTACCAGCCACTGCGTTATTAACTGTTGATTCTGTCAATTTAGGCACAAACACAGTAACAACCACAACTACATTTACAGCATCCGAGGCGTTAGACGGAACTGCTGTAATTTTTTATAATCCCGAAACTGCTGTTCCATCATATAGATTTGAAATTCCATCAACTCCGGCGGGCGGGCCTGGAGATAAAACAGGCATGATATTTGCCACTGCTACTCACATTTACGTGTGCTTTGCTGATTATACCGATGGTCTTAGTAACATTTGGACTAGATCCGACGCTTCTACATCATGGGTTTAATAGGAAATACCAATGTCTATAAATTGGACAACGTTATCAGGTAGCCTTGGAACTATTCAAGAAAGAACAAGACAGGAAATAAATCTTGTAGCAACATCGACGTCGGGAACTGTTACGTACAGTCTCCAGGCAGGTTCATTGCCTGCTGGCCTTAGATTAGAAAACGGAAAAATAAAAGGAACAGCATTTGAAGTTAGAAATACTAAAACTTCAAGGTTTGTTATCCGTGCCCAAGACAACGAAGATAAAAAAGATAGAACATTTTCAATTACTGTAGAAGGTGCTGATGCTCCTATATGGATTACTAGGGAAGGCATTTTACCAGTAGGCCCCAATTCAACATTCTTTGTATTAGACAATGATAAAGTTGATTTCAGACTTGAAGCAATAGATCCGGACATCCCTGCAGGGGACGAATTAGAATATTATATTCCGTGGAATGGTGGCGAACTACCACCAGGGCTATCATTATCTAGCGATGGAAGAATCAGCGGATTCACTGATCCAATATTTGCTATTGAATATGGAATTTTCAGCGGAAACTTTGATGAACAGCTTTTTGATTCTGCACCCTACGATCTAGGTACAAGACCAATCAATGGTTATGACAGTTTTACATTCGATGAACAGTCCTTCGACTATTTCGATATCAGTAATTTTCCTAGAAGACAATCTCGCTATTACCAGTTTGTTGTAGCGATCAGCGACGGGTTGAATGAAACTAGACGAAGCTTTCAGATATTCATTGTCAATGAAGACTATCTAAAAGCAGATAATACTATTATGCAAGTAGGCACCGGTATTTTCCGTGCAGACAATACTAATATTAGAAACCCAATATGGATTACAGAGTCTGATCTCGGAGCTAAACGAGCTAACAACTATGTAACATTGTTCTTAGAAGTATATGATCCTCCTACACTTCCTGGAACTATTTCTTACAGATTAGAAACAGTGAACCCAGAAATGAATGGTATCATCATTGATAGGGTTGTGGATCAAGACGAATATATCGATATTCAAATAACTCCTAATGCCAAAGGGGAATATTTAATTCCACGTAGAACACAAAAGTTAGCCATCGCTGATCTGTTTAATTATATCGACAGTACCTTAGGAACATATACTATTACATTAGTTGAAAATATAGGAACTAACAGATATAGACTATACATAGATCCTATGGCAGCACAAAGATTTAGTGTCGGAACAGAAGTTATAATTGGTAGTCCAAGTGAAGTTCCTCCTGGTTTAGAGATCGATACTATTGTTGGAGAGATGGTAGGAAAAATTCCGTACCAACCACGAATTACCAAAGAATATAAATTTACCGTAACTGCTACTGCTAATAACTTCGATAACGAGGCAAGAGCATCTACACCAAGAACATTTAGTATAAAAATCCTTGGAGAGATCGAAAGCGGTATCGCTTGGGTTTCTGGCGCCAATCTCGGATCTATCAGTCCTAACAAGAACAGTCAATTAGTCATTGAAGCAGTTTCAAAATTACGAGGTGGTGCAGTATTATTTGGATTAGAATCAGGAACATTGCCGCCAGGACTTAGCTTACTTCCTTCCGGAGAGATTATCGGCAAGGTTAATCAGTTTGCGTCTAATTCTAAAGTAGGCTTATCTAGATTTTATAACAAATGTATAACTGTCGAAAATGTGACGGGCACATTTGAAGAAGGCGACATAATTACCGGAAGTGATTCTAGTTCGGCCATCATTATTAAAGTCGATTCTAACAAAATATATTATAAGTCGTTGCCTGGACAATCGGCCCCAACCTTTGTTGCCGGTGATCAAATCATTGACAATGTAGTCGGTCCAGAGATATTAAAAACAGCGACTATCGTAACTGTTGATAAAGAATATAATTACACATACGATGCTGGTACCACAACGTTCGATAAAAAATATACATTTGTAATTAGAGCCAAAGACATATTCAATTATGCAGAAAGTTCTAAAACATTCCAAATTGAAATTGTATCCGAAGCTGATAGCATCTATGCTAACTTGTTTGTAAAGGCATTCCAAAAGAAATCAAAGAGAAACACATGGTATAGTTTTATTTCAGATAGTTCTATTTTTGATCCTGATAAAATATATCGTTACGGTGACCCTGCGTTCGGAGTCCAAAACGAAATTAAAATGCTATTGTACGCAGGCATTGAAAGCTTAGAAGCCGAAAAGTATATACAGGCTATGAGTCGAAACCACTATCGTAAGAGATTACGGTTTGGTAAAGTTCGATCAGCTGTGGCCAAGGATCCAATTACACAAACTGTAATATACGAAGTCGTGTATGTTGATAT